GCTATGGCAGACAATCCAAATGCTGCAGCTGTGAGTAGAGTTAATACTCCTATTCCTATTCCAACACCGGCCCAATCAATATCAGAGAACTGCTGAAAAGCCTTTGCTGATATAAACATTGCTGTACCCAATGCAATAAGAACACTTGCACCTATTAAGAATTTAGGATTTGATATTGCTTTTAATCCTTTACCTAACCCCTTCAATAGACCAGAAATACCTTTACCGATACCTTTACCAATACCACCTAATATGGAACCCCCAGCCCCAGTCATTTTTGCTGTTTTACCTTTAAATGCTGAGAGTAATCCTTCTTTCTGTTCTTCTGATTTTGTAACAAGATTCTCACTATTATTAGATACACTATTTAAAGCTTGAATCTGTTGTTTTTCTAGTGCTAATTCTTCTTTACGATTTTCTCTTTCTTGTAATACATCACCTTCAGTGTTATCTCTTATTTCAGATAAAACACCAAAAGCACCTTTAATTGGTTCAGAAATATCAGCCCATAGTTCAGTAATATTATTAGAGATGCCTTTCAGAACTTCAGAGTTTGCTTTAATAGAATTATCAATATTCTGAAGCGGTTCAATTAAATTACTATTATCAGATTGTACTTTTCCACCAAATAATTTACCAACAGATTGAAGTGGTGATTTGATTGCTTCTTTAGCTTTCTTGAAAGGCTCTGTGATGCCTTCCTTCATAGATTTTACACTGTCCGATATACCTTTAAACGGTGCTTTAATAGATTTGCTGAAACTATCCCCAATATTAGTTATACTACTAGTAATAGATTCAGATACTTGATCAATGCCATTAGACAGATCACCCAACAAACCCTTATTGGACTTTTTAACCTCTTTGTTGAGATTATCAAGCTTTGCTATTATGTTATTAAGACTATTATCTTCTTGCTGCGGCATTTCTTTGTTTTATTCTCTCGTTTTCTTCTGAAATATATTGCTGTAACATTCCGATATATATTTGTCTCTCCCATGGTATCATATTATCTAATTCGCTCAAACTATATTTATGATGTTGCATCATCGCAAAGTTAGTTTGATAGTGATTTATCAGTGATTCATGTGAAAGACCTAGATAAAAAAATCACTTAGACCTGATATTGTATGCTCATTTTCGTGACCACAAAATACGCAAGTATATTTAAGAGTATGTTCTAATTTTGGTTGGTTTTCGATATATTTTTGAATCGATTCTAAATGTGTGTGACTCAATGAATCAACAAATTGTACTAATTCTTTTCGATTTGCTTCATCAGTTGGATAAACGTTTTCGGCATCATAGATTGATTCGATCGATGCGATAATAGATTCTGTAACATCATTTTCCACTTTATCCAAATCTTTAACACGAATTGGTCGAAGAATAATACCAACCTCATCGGTAAGATCGATTTTATTATCCATCTTTGTTTCAGGCAACTGTATCTTAACATCCTTTAGATCAAGTGATACAGTATTGCTTTTATCGCACTCTTGACATTTGATGTTGAATTCTACTGATTCCCCTACACTTATAGCTCTCAACTGAAGGAAAACATATTCAAGATCATATATGGTCAGATCATTTGGTTTTATTTTTTCAAAGCTGCATACTCTGATGATATCCTTAATAGCTTTAAGAATTTGTTTATCGTCGTTACTCTGTTGTGCTTGAATTAAAATCTTTTCTTCTTTAACAAGAAAAGGTCTGATATCCACGTTTTCCTTTGTAGACGGTATTTCAATCGTGTGTTTAGTTGTTTCTAGTATTGGTAGTGCCATAATATTTTAATAATTTAATAACTCCTCATTTATGTAGCATTAGAAAGAAGTGAGGAATTTCTTTCTTGTTCAAAATCTTCATATGTAAATGTAACAGAGACTTTTTGTGTTGTATTCTCTGATGTATTGTTTAAATCAATACTTTCTACTGTGATAGGAAAAGCGTTTTTAAGAACAACACCATATACATTATTATTATTTTCATCTATTTGGTAGATGGTTATATCCCGCTGATAGTCATTCTTATAATTTAATTTATAGGTATTTTGGTCAATGATTAGCGAAGACCATTGGTCAAATAGCCTCTTCATAAAATAATCATTTGTTAGATGAAAAACAAAAGTTATATCTTGGTTCAAATAACCATTAGGAATTTTAAGTTGTTGTCTTATAAGAGAATAATCAAGGGTTGTGATCTGACGACCAGGCAAAGAACAACTTTCACACATTAACTCTATGTCTCGTGTTTCATTCACGGATACACTTGATGTTACAGATTCAGGTGGAGACATGAAAATTTTAAAACGATTTGATTTTGCTAATCCTTGTCGTTTTCCTATAATTGATTTAAGTTGTTCTATTGTTCCCATTAGATTAATTCTTTTGAGGATTTCCAAACTGATGATTTGCTATTTTTAACAAACTGCTCAGTTGGTAGAAATAAAGCTGCTTCCCATTCAGTTGATGGGACTTCAGATATTCTTGATGTTATATTACTTGTTAAATATCTTTTAAAACAAGGTTTAAATTCTTTTAATTTTGATGCTGATTTAAGAAATTTATAGGTAAGCCTTAACCGTGTTGAACTATCGTATTTCTCATTGTTCTTATATTCCAAGAGCTTATCAAAAAATTTAGCTCTTAATTTTGGAGAAATATAGTGAAGATTCAATCCATAGAAACCCTTGGGTGCTCTTTCAACCATAATGATTAAAGGAAATTTATCATAATACGGTAATGTTTCCTTTGTCTTTGGATCATAGAAATACATGAACATCCGACCGGGAAGAGGTTTATTAACTTTATTTAAATTAGAATCCTTCAAGAGTTGTTCACGATTAACTCTCTTTACTATGTTTTTGAGACTTGTGCGAAACCAATTAAGCGACTCCTGTGTTCTGGGTTTAACACCAGACCTGAAAGCAGCCGATTGAATTTTATCGAAATAAGAAGTTTTCGCCATATAATATATTTATATCAAGTCAGAAGTTTAATACCCAGACCTTTGATAGTATTTTCAGTCCAAACTTCGAATCTCCAACCTCTATTTTCTGCATATTCCTTTGCCGCTTCCCATTTAGATTGATTCTTGATATATGTCATTACCTCATTGATATATCTCTTCGTCTTTTTTCTCTTCTTTGGTTCTTTGGTTTCTTTCTCTGGTTTTATTTCTATTAGCCAGACCTTACCATCTCGTGTCTTAATTTTTAAATCAATGAAGTACCTATGAACTTTATTGTCTGTCTTACAACGATATGGGACAACAGTCTCTTCACTCGACCATTTTATTATAGATGGATTATCATCACACCATTTAAAAACCTGTCGCTCCCACATTGAACGAAATATACACTTTGATGGGTTCCCTTCATACTTTTTTATGTTTTTTATTGTATATCTACCTTTGTAATATTTCATTCTTAGTATATTTATAAATAGATAATATGATTGATAATATACCATCTGAGCAAAACACTTCTGATTTGGTTTTTCCACTTGAAATGAGAGGATCTGGTCTTGTCAATAAACCAGTTATTCTCTTCACCGCATTCGATAAAAAAGAGAATAAGCCTGTTAAAATATTTTTACCAACGCCGATTGGGGTTTCGTTTGGGGATAAGGGTGAGTATTCAACAATGGATCTTGGTGTTATAGGCGGTATGGCTCTAGGGGCTGGACCGAAGCTTTCATCTATTAATACTGAAAATATAAGAGCGCTTGCGGGATCGAAACTTGGTGTTGGAGAACAAACCTCTTTCCTCACGAAACAAGTCAAAAATCCTAATACCAATACAACTTTCACCGCCAATACATTAAGAACATTTGCTTTCAATTTTAAATTAATTGCGTCTTCTCAAGAAGAGTCAGAAATAATTCGACAGATTCATACTCGTTTTAGATATTATGCATATGCGGATATGTTGGAAAATGAAGATAACATATTGTTGAATTATCCTCCAGTTTGGACAATTAAGTTTATGGATATGGGAACTGGGGAAGAAAATAAGTTTATTCCAAGGATATTTTCAACATATCTTGCATCGTGTGATTCTACATTTAATGCAGGAGGAAATATGTATTATAACAATAATGCTCCGTTAGAGATTGATATGTCATTAATGTTCCAAGAAACAAGAACTCTTACAAGAAAAGATATTCGTGAAATGGAAAATGACCAACTCGGTAATAGAGGAATTAATGAGAATGGAAATCCGACTGTTAGTGGTGCGCCAAACACGAATCAATTAAACACTGGAGTGTCGGAGATCACAGGAGACGTTGAAGCCAAACCGAAGAGACGTGGACGTAGAAGAAATTAATTATGGCAATCTCTACTGCTAATTTCAGTAATGAAAAAGGTCAGAGTCTTTCGCCTTCTTCATTTAAAATAAAAAAACTTGAGATCACGAATCATAAAGGTATTGTTCGTGATATAACAAACATTGTAGTTTCTTTTAGCATCACTGAAAGTCTATATACACCTTCTCTTATCGCAAATTTTAAGATTAAAGACGTTAATAATTTCTTCGAAGATTTTCCTATCATTGGTCAAGAAAAGATTAATATTGTTATTGAGAAGAAAAACGTTGATAATGAAGCGACGATTGATTTAGATTTTATTGTGACGGAATATCCATTGTTTGGTCGCGCTGTCGCTCAACATATCCAAGTTTATACGTTGAATTGTATATCACCCTTTGCATATATTTCAAATCTGAAAAAGATATCAAAATCCTTTGATGATCTAACTTCGGTCACAATACAAAAGATTTATGAAAATGATTTAGGAGAAGAATTAATCATTGATGAAAAGGCTATAAGTAGAGCGAAGGGTGTCATTCCAACTATGAATCCGTTAAAAGCGTGTGGATGGCTTAAA